TACAAAGGCGGAGTATTTAGATGGTCGTTTAGCGACTACGCAGTTGAAAACGAAGCAGCACTTCAAATGTTGCTTCAATTGGTATCTGAAGATGATAGCCCTTCTGGAACAGTAGCAATAACAGGAAATCAGGGAACAGTTGCGTATGAAGAAGGTGCTTCATCGGGTGAGTATGCGTGTGTTGTTATTTCATCACCAGATGCAGACGAAGATAAATTGATGCACAGTTCCATATTAGAAACGTTGACGCTTACACTAAATCCAACAGTAAACGGAGGAAGATTGACTGCTTCAGGTACGTTTTTTAGTGGCTATCAACCTGTAATTGGAACAGAAGGCACATCGGCAGACGCAACTGCTGTTGATTACACAAGAGGATTTTTTGATTGTACAACAATGAGCATTGGTGGCGATGACGTTGTAATCAATAATTTTGAAGTAACAATTAGTAATCCGGCTCAAAGAGTAGGCTACAAAACAGTCAATTCAGTAAGTCACGAACCTTCTGCTTATATGCGTGGAGGTATGATTGAAGTAACCGGTACGTTATCAGCGTTATTAGATGATAATGTTACAGATACAATTGACGATTTTAGAGATGGAACTTCTGTAAATATTAGCATTGGAAACGGAACAGAAATTGACTTTGATATACCAACAGCAAAGTACACAGGTTATACACATACGAACACAGATAGTGGAGTATTTATTGACCTACCATTTAAAGGTACTGCTGATGGTTCTAATGCATTAATAACAATAAAAGCAACTTAATAATTAGGGAGGCAAACATGATTGTAAAGGTTGGTAAAAAAGATTGGGACATAAAAGATTGTTCATACGCAGAAAGACGAGAACTGCACAAACTAAACGCAAAAGTATGGTGGGATGGCAAGATGGATGTAGAAGCGTATTATGAGGTACTTGAAAAGGTAGGTATAATAGCCGGTTTAGGAGAAAATGACTTTAAAGATATGAATATGCCAGAAGTAGATCAAGTATTACAAGCGGTATTTTTAGAATATCTTGGTATTGAACCGGCAAAAAAAGATTCAGGGGGTTGAGCCTTGCGGTTTGGTGTTTGCAATTTGGCACACCCGATCCGCGTGATATATATAGAAGCCTCCCCTATACTGTGGCGAAGCTCCCTGTTACTTACAAGCACGATGCAGTTCGTGTAGAAACGCTCGAGGATATATGGAACATAATAGATGAAATATGTAAACCAGACGGACATTATACAGACGGACAAATCTTATATCATTCCGTTCCATTTTTTGCAGATTGCAATCTTCTCATTGAGGATTGGATGATGCAGATGATTACCGAATACAATTACGTTACCAGATTTAATGTGTCGCTTGGTGAATTAGATAATATTTCATCTGACAGATTAGATTGTTTTACAATTATAGATAACGAAATAAACGCTTGTTCACAAGAAAAGGCAAAAAAAGAAAATGGCTGATAAAAATTTAAATATTAAAATTAGAACACCCGGTTCTAAAAAAGCCAAACAAGATATTAGTAGTGTCGATAACAGCATTAAATCTTTAGGTAAATCTGCGTTAAAAGCGGGTGCGGGTTTTTTTGCAGTTAGGGGATTAATAACAGGTTTACAAAAATCGATTGTTTTAGCGGGACAATTTGAAAAAGTAGAAAAAGGTTTTAAAAATTTAGCAACGCAATCTGGTTTCTCTACACAGGCATTATCTAAACTACAACGAGCAACAGACGGCACAGTTTCCTCAATGGAGTTAATGCGACAAGCTAATAACGCTATGCTTTTGGGTATTGCTGATTCAGAAGATCAAATGGCAGATATGTTTGATGTTGCACAACGGCTCGGTTCAGCATTAGGACAAGATACAACTTTTGCTGTTGAATCTTTAGTTACAGGTTTAGGAAGGCAATCAAAATTAATGCTTGATAATCTTGGTATTATGGTTGACGTAAACAAAGCTAATGAAGATTATGCGGAAGTTTTAGGAATTTCTGTAAATCAATTATCAGATCAAGAAAGAAAACAAGCGTTTGTAAATGCTGCAATGGCTTCAGCAAATAATTTAGTAGGACAGCTTGGAACAGAAACACTTTCAGCTTCTGACCATATACAGGTAATGAAAGCAGCTACCGAAGAACTTGCAATTACCTTTGGAACAGAGTTTGGCGGTGCAGTTGTTAGTGCTACTAAAAAAATTACTTCGTTTATAAAAAAATCTGCTGATTTATTTAATCAAACAAAATTGGCAACGCTTGGCAAAGATAATATAAAAATTTTGACTGATATGGCAGCAACAGCAAGAGAAATTGCCGGTAGTGGTGATTTATTAACAATACAGCAAAGTATAAAAGACTTAACAGAGTTAATTAACGATGTTCCTCGATCTGGTATACTTTTAATACCTGTACTAAACGAATTAAAAGATGCAGCACAACAATTAAAAAATGCATCAGTAAACACTTCAAAAATGATTGAAACAGTACAATTAACAGCAGACGAAGCACGAAGATTTGCGGAATTTACTGCACAAGCTGCAACGAGTTTAGCAACGTCTGCACTTATGGGCGATAGTGTTGGAGATGCCTTTAAAAGAATGTTAACGCAACAAATATTAATAACTGCACAAATGAAAATACAAAAAGGCATTCAGGAGGCGATGGCAGCAATGCAATTTGCAACTTCTGGGCCAATGGGATTTATAGCTACTGGATTAAAATTTTTATTTGGTGCATCACCAACACAAGCAACACCCTCTCCAAATGTAACAATAAATCAAAACTTTGGTGGTATGGGTGTTATAGATAGTAATTTTGCAGCTAACTCAATAATCCCCGCAATAAACAAAGCAGTATCGACAGGTCAAGCAAGGATTACTAAATAGATGTTATCGTTTGATGCTGACCTTACTAATGCGTTAAAAAACTCAAACACAACAGCATTTTGGGTACTTAAACTATATTATAATGATGAATCTGCATTTGTTGGCGTAAGCGACAGACACAGACAAGACGGAACAGATATTTATTATGGTATTGTTGCAACGTGGGGCGTGTATCGTCAATCATTAGACTTTTTTAACTTTACAACATCGACTGCAAATATGTCGGTTACATTGCTCAACAATGATAAGTCAATTAAAGGCGGAAGATTTACCGATTTATTCGCAACTAATAACTTTGAAAATCGCAAATGGGAATTATTTTTAAATACAAACGAAACAGCTACCCTTGACACACCGGAACGAATGATTGGCACAGGTGTTATTTCTGGTGAAGTGGACTATGATCGTAATAATATTGTTTTATCATTATTAGACAACAGCACAAAGTTTCATAAAAGACTGCCAACAGCAACAGTTGCAGAATCAACATATAGCGGAGTAAAGATAAAAAATGCCGGGAAACCTATACCAATGGCATTTGGTGATTTTCATGCTAAAACAGATATTGGAACTATTCCAACAGGTCATTTTGATAGGTTGCATAATTTTTATAAAGGAGCATTTCCCGCAATTATTGTAGATGAATGGGATGTGCAAGGACAAGAATCAAAAGCATTAGCAGATAATGAAGCAATACACACATTAGATGCGGAGAATATTTATACCTATATAGATGGTTTCTATGCAACACTTACAAACGCTAATAACGCAGTAAGCCTTCCAACTTCTGGAACATATAATGGTAAATCATTAATTGATTTTAGAGGCAAAGAGGCATCTGTATATCTTCCATTAAGCACGTCTAATTTAGCAGCAGAATCAGTAACAGGAAGCGGATCAGTAGCTAACGAGGAAAGAGTGGGAGATGGCTCTTTTTCGGCAGTTGCACAATGGTTGGCAAACGGAGCAACAACAAACAATTCTGTTACAAGTTTAACTTTTGCATTTCCAAAGATTAATAAATTAGGTACATACTCTGGCGTAAATTTATTAACAAAATGGGGAACTGTTACAGATTTCACAGCAGAAGGTGCAAGTGGTAATTTTACAATTACAGTTGGCTCAACAGGAATCGCAGAAACTAACGCTGTCACAAACGCAGAAACAGAACGAGATGCTTCAAGCTATTTCACATCAGCAAAAAGAGAAGCATGGGATTTTGAAGGCTCTATTGTTTACACATTGAATGCGGGAAGCGGTAACAATGATAATGCTGCACAAATATATGAATCTGGTTTACGAGTTGATTTTACATTAGATAACATTATTGAATACCAAGAAGAAGAAATATTTGAAGGTTACAGATACGCTCAAAGAATGCGAAACGATAACGAAAGAGTTGGTTATGAAGGTTATCAAGAATTTTATACGTATGTAATACAACCTTCAATCGTAGTTCCCGCAAAAATTGATTATGTATATTATTCTGGAAAAGGCAGAAAGTATGGTGCTTGGATTGATACGATAAATTCAAACGCAAGAAATTCTGAAAATGGTGGTTCTGCTGATCCCGGTTATGCTGCAAATGATTTGATTGAAAATCCTATTTATATTATTGAAAGCGTTTTGCGTGACGAATTAGGTCTTGATTCATCAACAACAGGGATTGAAATAGATGTTGAAACTTTTGATGCTTCTGGTAATACGACTAACGGAAATTTAGGTTCAGTATATGTTGATGCAGTTGCAGATATAAAGTTTGCTTTTTCACAATTTAAATTTATTGATTCACAAGACTTTGTAAATAAACTTGCAAAACTAACTTTTTCATATGTGTTTATGAGTGGTGACGGAAAGTTTAAAATCAAAACATTAAGAGCATCTGGCGATTATTCGTCTGTTGACGCAACAATAAATTTTGATGATATTAATTTAAATAAAGTTTCAAAGACAGCGTTAAGTCTTGTTAAGAATAAAATTGTTTTTAAATACAATTATGATTATGGAGCAAAGCAAACATTATCTGAAACAACATCGAGCGACTCAACTTCTCAAGGTTCAACAGTTAATGGTTTTAACCAACCCGCTACAATTGAAATTCTTGCAAGTCAAATAATAGATGACACAACAGCAACAAAGTTAGCTGCTGCATATAAAGATTTAATGAAAAGTAGAAAAAACATTTTAAGATTTTCAACAAACAGCCCAAAATATAATCATCTTGAAATTGGTGATATTGTAAACTTTACAAATTTTACAAATCCAAAAATTTACGGCACAGAGGTCAATGACGGAAGCACAAACAAGTTTTATATAATAACAGATATAAGTAAATCAATTACGTCAGCCGATATTGAATGTATACAAGTTGGCGATGTAGATGTTTAAGGAATTTAAATGGCAAATATGAACATAGGCACACCAAGATTTTATCCCGATCTACTTAATTATTTAATGAGTAGAGGTGTAGCACAAAACGGAAACTTTGATGTAACTGCAACAAACGCATCTAATAAGTTTATGGGAACTTTTACAACAGGATCAGAAGCAGAACTTTTTGATATGAATCCTTTAAACAAATGTACGTTTGATACAAGTGCAGACACAGACGGACACGTTTTAATTACAATTGATACACAAAGTACCACATTTAAAAAGTCATATATTGCAATATTAAATCATAATTTAGTTTCATCTGTTGGTAAAATAAGAGTATTTGCCGGAAACGAAGCATCTGATATAACTGCGTTAAATGGTGGCAATGCTGACACAGCAGATATTGCTTGGACAAATGACACTATGGTTGAGGTTGTTAATGGAGATACAACAATTGCTGCCGCAGATGATAAAGATGTTGTAATTGAACCGGCAACCGATGGAAGCACCATAATACGTTTTGCAGAAAACACGTTAAGATATTGGGCAATTCAATTTGAAGGCAACACAACCAATACAGGCGTAGCAGAAAACGGAACGTGGGGCAGTACAGATTTCTTTGTTGGTTGTATTATGATTGGCGAATACTTTGATATGCCTCATGCACCAGATTTAGAACTTACCAGAATGATATCGTATAATAGATTAAACGATTTACAAGAATCACATGGTGGGCAAAGATTTAGCAATTTAAAGTCGTTTGGTAGAACAGCAACAAGCACGTCTAAATCGCCGTTTACAACCGCATCTAATAGTTATGATATGTATGGTGGACGTATAATATATGATATGTCATTTAGCTTTTTAAATAATACAGAAATTATGCCAGATGAATACGATATTATCGCAGCAGATGATAACTTTGTATCTGATGTCTGGAACATGACAAACGGAAACCACTTGCCTTTTATTTTTTCAATAGATAAAGACTCTGAAGGCGATAACGCAGAGAGTGAGCATATATTTGGACGATTTGCTAACAACTCATTAGATATGACACAAGTCGCACCAGAGATTTATAATATTAAATTAACAGTAGAAGAAGAATTTTAATGAAGCATATACATATACGAATATCTGTGCCTTTTCTCAAAGTTTTAACAATAGGATTAATTGTGTTGGCTTTTATTTTGTCTGCTTGTGAAGATATACGAGTTGGCAAATCAAGAGCAGAACTTGCTCAAGAGCAATGGCGTACAGATAGCTTATTAAAAACAATTCATTACCAGATGGATTCTGTGGCAATGGACTTTAATAGATTATATATAGATGCACAGCGTATTAATAATGGAAGTAAATAATGATTGAATTTATGTTTGGAATTATTTGCGGTATTTTTATTGGAATGAATGATAATGAGCCTGTACCCTATCAAACAATAACTTATACAGATAGCGGCAGAGTAGTTAAGGTTTACAGTACATCAGCTTTTAAATATCGTTATATGCCAGACAGCTACGCAATAGGATGGAATACAAATAATTACAACTATTGGGATACAAAAGATTTCATAAAACCTATTTACACTAAAAGCGTTGTAATCAATAGAAAACCAAAACCAAGACCTAAACAAAAGAATAAAGATGAAGAATAATTGTTGTTGTTGTTGTAGATGTAATAATTGCAAAGGAAATAAAAAATGAATGACAATTTTTTTATACCACAATTAGTTGCAATGCTATTCTTTGGTTATATGATATACGAGTTTAATAAAAAATGAATAAAGGTTTAAACGCAGACAGTCAAATTCACATATCCGTAGCCCTGTTAATAAAAGCCGGGTTTCTTATTTGTGTTGTAGTAGGAAGTTGGTATCAAGCACAGATGCGATTTGCTAATCATAAAATTAGAATAGATGATCTTGAAAATAAAATAGTTGTTTTAACTGCTTCAGTCGAAGGAATGGAGCAAGAACACATAAAATCACTACAATCAGCAAAAGTACAATTAGAAGAAGAAAATAAAAGTTTAATGCAAAAGTTAGGATTAAAAAAATGATGGAAACATACGCAGAGTATGGAGCAATTGGTGTAATTGTATTTTTATTTATAATGATGATTATGAACCTAATAAAAAGCCAAAAAATGCAAAACCAAGATTTAGATGATATACGTCAAGCTAACGCAAAACTTGAAACTAAAATGGGAAACGTAGAATCTATTGTCTTAAAAATGTTAGATCGTTGGAACAAATCCGATGATATTAGCCAACGACATCGTGAAGATATCGTACGTGAGTTAAATGATGTTACTGATGACCTTGCATATCTAAAGGGACGTATAAACGGAAAATCATAATTTAAAGTACACATACCAAAGTACCCTAAAAACCCTCATATTCGCTTTGTATGGGGGTTTTTTTATTTGTTTGTTTTATAACTTATTTAGTATTACAATTGGTTATGCTTAAATCGATTAAATCAAATTATTTACCGGCACGTTCATACAACAGGCATACGTCTGTGGTCGATTTAAGCACCGATTTTAGTGCCGGTAACATTTTAAGAAATAACCACTTCGAAGGCTCTTGCCTTGTAGTCATCTCTCTCTCCTTGACCGGAGTGGTTAAATTAAAAGAGGTAAAATAATGGATTACACAGTTACAGTAAAAATACCAATGTATGTAACAAAAGAAATTTATGTAGATGATGCTACGAGTAAAACAGATGCTCGTAAAAAAGCAAGAACGCATATAAAAGGTAATGTAAATATGTACGATGAGAGTGGAGATAGTGATACAGAATACGATGCTTGTAAAGCAACAATTTTAGAAGTTAAGGAGGACTAATGATGCAATTAGTTAAACGTAAAAAACGAGCTAAATTAGCTAAAAAAAACAATAATATCCGCAGAGCAATATTTAAATACACCGAAAGCTCAAAACGTCAAAAAGATAAAAAAACTTTAACTATTGAAGAACAAGATGCAAAATTTGAAAAAGCATTTCCAAACTATAAAGAGGTGATTTAATGTCAGTAAAAATACATGGTAAAGAATACATCACAGTTGATGAACGTGTTGAATTGTTCCACGAATTATATCCTAATGGGATGATTGTGACAACACTTTTAAAGATTGAGAATGATCAGATAATGTTTAGAGCAACAGCAACACCAGACGTTGAAAAGCCAGAGCGTTTCTTCACAGGTCATGCAGAAGAAGTTGTCGGCAGCAGTCAAATAAATAAAACATCAGCAGTTGAGAATTGTGAAACATCGGCAGTTGGTAGATGTTTAGGTTTTTTAAATATTGGACTTGTAGGCTCGATTGCAACAGCAGACGAAGTAAGTAACGCAATACACCAACAAGATGACACCTTGCTCCCTTTAGGCAAGTATAAAGGCGATAGTTGGTTAGATGTTGCACAGAAAGACGCACAGTATTTAGATTGGGTTGCAAATAAATCAGAATGGGATGAAAAGTTTAAACAAAAAGCACGAGAAGCAATAATTGGATTGGAAGAATAAAGAGTGGTACGATTTGATAGAGAAGTTTGCGGTTGCTCAAAGTCTGATGGGTGTCAAAAAAACTTTGGATGTGAAAGCGAGAATGTTCGGAGAAAAACCAAGCATAAACAACATCACGATAAAGCAACTGCAACAGGTAGTGGACAAATTGCGAGAGATATGGATAGAACAGCACAAGAAATCCAAGACACCTATAAACAAATGATGAAAGCGTTAAATAGAAATAGTAAGATCATAAAATCAATTATGCGAGATTTAGATAACATAATATAAAATTATTTGTAAATTATAAAAGGAAACCAAGCCAATGAAATATAAAGTATATTATTTCACCCACTTAAAATCTGATGAACCAGAAATGGTTATTATTGTTACAGAAAATCAAACAAGTAGAAACCATTTTCAGAAGTTATATAGACGTTATGAAAACAAAGGTTGGAACATTGAAGAAATTAAACAAAAGGAGAAGCAATATGTCCAGAAAGAACAACATCCGCAGACAGGCGAGTATGTCTGATAAATTAGATACCTTTATGGTATATGTCATATTTTTGTTTTTAGTGGTGATAATCGGACAGTTGATACGTGCAAAAGTGAATGGTTGGTTATAGTTGGCTAAACGTTTCATAGACACCTCTCTTTTTTCTAAAAAATGGATTAGAGAGCTTGACGTAAATATGAAACTCTTTTGGGTGTATCTTTTGACTAAATGTGACCATGCGGGAATTTGGGACGTAGATATAGAACTTGCTGCGTTCCAGATCGGTGTTGATCTTGATGAATCAAAAATACTTGAAACCTTTAATCGTAAGATTGTTCCTTTTAAAAGTGGTAAGTGGTTTATACCAAAGTTTATAGATTACCAATATGGTGAGCTTAACGAGAATGTAAACGCTCATAAATCAGTAAT